GCTGTTAGCAGCGATGTCTTGACGCTCAGAGATCGTTTGGACAACTCTAGGGAATCTAAGAAGTTTACGTTGGTTGCCAGGAATCAGTGCCGACCCAATGAAAGGACCAACCTTATAATTGGGTAGACCAGAGGAAGCAACATAAACATAGTCATCATTAAAGAAGGAGTTTTGGATATTTGTTGTAAACTCACTAACAACGTTGTTGATTGAATTGACATTGGACTTTCCTCTGTTAAGGTCCACAGAGAGAAGAATATTACCTTCAGGAATGATCTCTGTGGGAGTATTGATCTGATATGTAAATTGGAATTCATCAATACGAGAGGTAACAGTAAAGGTGCCGTTGAATACAACAGGGTTAGCACCATAAATTGTCACCTGATCTGAAACCAACAGACCATGAGGGTTATCACATACAACAGTTGCAGTTTGGTTATTAACACCACCAGGAGTAACGCTATTAACCTGAATCAGTTTTTTAACGTTATACAACCAAGAAGAAAGTCTCTCATCTTCGGCAGAAGATCCAAGTTTAGCAACCTTAAGTTTGTCACCTTGTAGATAGTATGATCCAGTATCATTCAGGATTGTTGTGCCTGCTTCTGCAATACCAAGCACCCTGAGTTTACACTCTCTATCAGTGCCAAAGTTGGTATATACAAAAATATCTGAGAAGACAATAGTGCCAGGATCCCAATCCTCTACAACACCATTCTTAGATCTGGTGCATTCGATAAACTGGTTAAGAGATTTCTCTTTATACTGTACTTGCTCCTGATCGTTGATACGAATGGTGCCGTTTCTTTCTGGCCATCCAATCGTGGAGTCAACGGTAATAATCTGACCATCTGTAGACAGAGGCTCAACTAGAGTCGTCTTATAAGGAATAATAAAACTACCAGTTAGCGTCTCTTCAGAGATTGCCAATTCGTAGATAGTATCCTTACCTTCAATAATAGTAATGACGTTTTCAATCAGAGCATTTGCTGCTTTGACATTAAGGTCAACATCATCAGCATATTGAATAAGTTGTGAGTCAATCAGATTAGCAGGGTCACCTTCAATCAACTCAGCACGCAACACGGTATCAACAACCCATGTAGCAGCAGATGGAGAAATAATCTCATCCCTTGGGTAGTAGATATCCACCTGCTCACCAAACATGATCTTAAACAGATACTGTGTGGAGAGCTCAGTGCCTTTACTGATGTAGAAGTCACTGATGCTTTTAATAACTTGGACTGGATTGATTGAAGAATAATCAATCTCAATAGTAGGAAGGTATTGTCTTCTAAACTTGTCAAAGACTTCTTTGATAAACAAAGAGTCTAGGTTAATAACTGTAGATGCTTCATGGTGAGTAGATTGACGTAGTGATGCTTCACCAGCATATACTTCATTATGAAGGTTATCGTATGAAACAGCACCAGAAACACCACGACTACACTCTAGGAATGCAGAGGGAGAGTAACCTAAACCTTTTTCAATAATCTCATAACCAGTTAACTCATTGAAACCAACAGCAACAGATGCTCTTGCCGATTTAGGCTCAGCGATGTAAATCTTAGGAGGCTCGGTAGAAGAGTATCCAGTACCGAAGTTGGTAATGTTGATATCGGTAATTTCACCGTTAAAGATTGTTGCAACAGCAGTTGCACCTGTGCCACCAATAGGATCACCGTAAGAATCTTTTCTATCGTCAACGATGTAGACAGAAGGAGCATCAGTATAACCTTTACCACCAGTCAACATCTCAATATTGGTAACAGCACCAGATGCAACAGTAACGTCAAGCACCTGAGCACCAATAGGTTGGATGATTTTTGCTCTAGGAGGAGTAAGGTAACCTCTACCTCTGTTTGTGATAACGATCTCGTAAACTTGACCGTCTTGGTTAATTCTAGAAATTGCCTGAGCGTTAATACCACCTTCAGGTGCTGGATCCAGATAAACAATAGGAGGATTGCTGTAGTTAAGACCGAATTCTTCTACAACAATACTATCAATGTTTACACGACCTTCACTATCAATGGTAGGTTGACCAATTTTACAACCGCCAGGATTAACAAACGAAATAGCAGGGATAAAGTCATATCCACTACCAGAATTCATAATAGTCAGAGTATCAACCTGACCAGATTCATCATCTACAGTTAGGGCAACTTTTGCCAACGTGCCACCCGTAGGAGCGCCTACAATGGCGATTGGAGGGTTGTATGACGTATAACCCTGCCCACCATCAATTAGGTTAATGTCTTTGATACCACTAACCAAAGTTTTAGCAGTTGCACCTTTACCATTGTTATGTTGGATGGTAACTTTAGGTGCAAAGTCAATTCTGTATCCACTACCACCAGTTTTAGGAATTAGGCGGTCAACTAGACCATTTTCGTCAACAGAGACAACTGCACTTGCTCCAGATCCAAAAGAAGGGGCAATATACTCAACAGAGCGAATATGAATGTCATCAGCGGCACCCAAAGGGAATCTGAAGACAACTTGATCTTCAAATACCGTATAATCAGTATATACCTCAAGTTGACGATTATTTTTCTTGACAATCAGTCCGATTGCCGAAGTTGGGGTATATGGTTGTGTATTGACTCTGAGTGGGTATTCTTTCTTGCCTTGATACTCAGTAAAGTCAATGGAATCAGTTGTGACGACCGTTTGATCGGCATACCCAACCAGATATGTAATTTGAGTGAATTGAGAGTCGTCAGCACCAGATCTAGCACGGGGAGCAACTTGAAAGCGAATTTCATCGCCTTCAACGAAATAATCAATGCCAGGCACCAACATTTCGTTGTAAGTAATAACAATCAGGTGCTCTGCCGAAGGAGGGCGGACTGGAGTGCCTAAGAAGTTAAGAGGGAAGTTTTTTCTTTCCCCATCAAACAAATTGAAGGGGTTTTCTAATTGTTGTTTCTTTTTATCAAACTGATCAGGAGAAACACCTGGCGTAATGATAGCATCAGGTCCACGAGTAACACTCTCGTAGTAAATGACCTCATTATCAATCATTATAGACCCATCGGTCTCTTTGAATCCATCAATGGATTCAATTCTGATAGTCTTATCGTTTATGCCAATATCATTCAGCAGAAGAGTATCTCTCGACAGCTCATCAGAAGTATAACTGTCAAGATCCAGATAACTCAGAAGATTATTCAGGATGTCATAAGGACGACCTGTTTTTTCTTGAGATTTGTAATATTGGAAGAGAAAGTCAACAAATTGTCTGTCTTCCTCCCTAATAAATTCTGGGAGTTGATTTTCAACTCTATCCGAAATGTTGATATTTTTAGTAGGCATCTATCTCAGAAACAGGAGGTATCTACTGGATATGTGAAGATATCCGAAGGATAATCAATGATATTTATTCCACTTGGGTCACCGAAATTGTAACCGTTAAAGTTGTTAGGATCGAAGTTGGGGATTGAGATGTTATTAGTTTTCCAATCGATTGGGAAGACGCCAACATCAAAGATTGCAGGTTCTGTGCCAGCAGGAATACCAATAGATCCACCGAAAGGTAATACTTGTACTGGGAGGCGGGTTGTGTCATCAGGAGTGCCCTGAATTGCGATAGGACCAACGCAAACTTGTCCCTTACTGTAATCAACAGTGCCAACGGCATTATTTAACACAACTTCCACCTCATCTCTCTTTGTGACAAGGATTAAGTTGCCTTTTCCGTCATCTCTAATATTGACGGGCACCAAAACTTGATTTGCATCAGTAATGGAGTTAGAAGACACAACAGGACTGGTTGCATTAGTGCCAGCACCCTGCATAGTCAAATTAACAAGATCTTCTGAGTAACCTGTTGCATAAAATGTGCCAGATTTGACTACAGAGAATGAAGGGGCACATGTGCCACTATCTCCTTCGTCCACACACTTACCATCTCTACAAATTTGACCTTCTGGACAATCTGAGTCAATGCTACAAGAGTTTCCTCCATCTGGAGTGCCCGAATAGTCACCAGGATTGTAAAGTGGGTTACCAAAGTCAAGACATTGGGTAAATACGTTTCCAAACTCAAATTGATCAAGATTTTGACCAACAGTCATCTGAGTAACGCTACCAGAAATCGAAGGATCGCTATTATCGACCATTGCGTTATATTTTGATGTATCGATTCGACCACCAAAGCGATTATTTTGACCATTCTTGTTAAATTGGTCAATATTACGCAAAACGTCACTTTTGAGTTGAGCACCACTCTTATTAGTGTTGTTTCCGTCGTAGTAAACGTAAGATTTGGGAATAATGTAGAAAATAGTAGGATCAATGATCACAGGATCGATTGATGCAACCGTATAACGCTTCAGATCGTTTCTAATCTTTGCTTTTGTCGTCTCATTCAGTTTGTTACCCGTTTTTGGACGGATAGCAACATAAACTTTACCGTAAATTGGTGGAGAAAGTTTCTCACCACCATATGCAGTCACGGATGCTGCTTGAGGGTAGATCTCTGAGACAATATGCTCATAATCCGCTTCTGTTACCGCTCTGTTTTGAGTAGAGAATGATCTTGGCGCTCTAAACTTAATAGACAGCGCACTTTCGCGTGCTTCACCGTCTGCCGCAGACTCTCTAGTAACAACTGCGATGTTTGAAGGTGCGATTGCGCGACCATCACTGTCTCTGATAGTGCCGATGAAGGCAAAATCCTTACAACCGTTTGCTTCTTCACCAAAAGTGGTCACATATGACAGTCTGATAAATTCACCATCAATCAATTTACGTCCAAGGACACCATCACCAAACACTAGACGGTATCTGAGGTCATCAGACTCCTCAAGGTAGTAAACACGAGAGGTGCCGTTGAGTGTGGTTACGTTTGAAGCAAGGTTATAGGTGTCAATCTCTTGCGACTGTGCATTAGGAGAGATATCAACGTAAACCAAGGCGGTGTCTACGTTTTCAGCGGGAATAATATAGTCTTGTCTCTTCGTATAATCAACTGTGTAGTTAAATCTCAACAAGTTACCCTGATAAACCAGCACAGGGTCAAAGGTTGCGATACCAGTTGCGGGATCTACGACAGTTTGGAGGTCACGAGTTACACAGAAGGTGTAAGTATCATTAAAGTTGCGGGCAACAAACACATCTCCCGCAGATAATGTGCAGAATTCGGGGAATGTTGTGCCATTTAGCGAAACTTGTGTCTGGACACGGATAGTTACGCACGCTCTAGGCGCTTTAATTGACCTAGGAGTGTAATTTAACTGCTTTGCGATGCGGACAATGTTATCTCTGACCGTAGCAGTCTCAAGAAATGACTCATTCAGCGCCATGTTTGCGTTGAATGCCGTATAATATGTGTTATAAGCGAGAATATCGATAAGATACGCCGCAGCACTACCCTCAAAGTCGTAGTCTGTAAACTCTTTACGCGTTCTAAGGTAGGATTTAATAGACTCTTTAATCTCAAAGAAGTCTAACGATGTTAGTTGTGATGGAATTGCGGGCATTTCAGGTCTTCTCTAAGAGGAATGTTACTTCTTGGGCGACGTTTTCTCCAGTAATTAGATATTCAAGCTCAACTTGAATTTCATTCAAGTCGCTATTGTCTCTGATACGCACATCTTCCACAGTTATCCGTGGCTCAAGACGAGCAAGACAATCTTCTATCTCAGTCTTAATCGCATCCTTAGCGAATGGATCCCATGGCTCAAAAAGAAGACCCTTTACCCTACTTCCAATATTGGGTTGAAAAGGTCTCTCACCTAAAATAGTCAATAACAAATTTCTTACAGATTGGTTGATCGCTCTCTCATTCTTTACAGCACCAAAATCGTCAGTAGATGGATTAGCATTGAAGGAGATTGCTAAATCCTTGAATCCTCTACTGACGTACTGATCTGATCTGAATCTGTAAGCAGGCATTTAATCCTCTTTTTTCTTTGGTCTCACAGGTTGTTTTCTAACCTTACGAAGATATTTATCACTCCGTGGGTCGGTTATTAGCACCATTCCCGATTTGATGAATTCTTCACTTTGATCAGGCACAGGATAAATTGCCACGATACTTCCTCCACACGGTATTTTTATTTATGGACCTTCTTCAGATTCTTCTTCGGGTGTTTTCCAATGGTAATCATCGGTATCCCCTAACCTACCCCACTTGATGCCATTCTCAACTTGATAAAACTTGGTAGATACCTTGAAGTCAGGTGTTTTAGGCTCACTAGGTGTTATCGACAAGTCATATATTCTCATCCTATTGTTAGGATACAATGCAAACTGACCATTCTCTAGGAGAATGCAGTTATGAGACTTGTGCTCTTGTGGTGTCTCACTAACGTTTGTGTCGATTATGTCAACATCAGCATGAAAGTTATCTAGTGTGAAGAGATACTCACCAGAAACGTTTCCATAATTACGAGTGCGACACTTCACATCCATAGTGCCAATAAATTGCTTTTCGACACAGCGGACACCATAATCCATACAATTCCAGAATTGTAGATTAGGAAGATCCATGTCTACCTCTGGAGTCTTAGGCTCACTGACAAATGCACTGATAGGCAACTTGTCAAACATTGCAGCATATTCTGGCAAATATGTCTCAAAGTAAAAAGCACGACCAGGTATCGACTTTGCCGATACCCAGACGCCTTCCACGAATTCCCCATAACCATCCTGTAGATCCCTAAGATACTCCTTACGGACCCACACTTTTTGTGATGGTAAGTTAACTACTAATTGACTCATTCTATTTCATAGGTGGGTGGATGGAAATTGCAATACTCGTTGAATGTAATTTTCATTTCCTTCAAAGTAAGATTACAATGCTCTGCTGCTTTGGGTAGATTCCATTTAGCAGACCAGAGCATTTCCATTGCTTTTCGGGTTTCAGATCTCATCGTCCTTGACCCCTATATTTCTTCTGTTTTGCATTACGAGATGTTGCTGAGTATTTAGTATTTTGAGAAGAACCCTGCCGAGTCATCTTCGGCTTACCTGGCATCCATCCGTCCTTAACCAGTCCAGTCTTTGCTTTTGCGGGCATTTGTCATATGCAAACTACCTCAGGATGCTAACACAGTTGGGTGCCCAAATGCAACCACTGAAGAGCACGGATATGAAAATCCAGGAAACCCAACACCCAGTGGGTCTAGAATCCTCGCAATGGGGATCTTGAATGCAAAGACTGTCAAGGTGGTTGGGAAGAGGACTCTAGGGTGTCCAACACCACCAGCATCCTCAATAGTCAGTGTGCTGCATGGGATAGGTGTTGGGATAGGACACACGCTCTTACCGCAAGGGCAGATATAGATAACGATATTTGTACACAGTGCAATGTGTGGTGTGAATGTATCTCCACCAATCATGATAGGGATAAACTGCACAAGCACAGTTGCTCTGATCGGATTGATTGCTGTAAGTGGAATTAGAGGTGTGGGTGGCCACCAGCATGTAAAATTCTTAATGACGATGCTGTAGGGCACTGGAGGGGTGCCACAACCCTGCACTGAGTGGACAGTGGATGGCAAGCAAAGACCATGACCTGAGCAAGGCAGACCATTCAAAGATGCAACTGGTTTAAGAAATCCGTATGCCATTAAAATTCTTGGTTAATTCGTTTTCCTGCTTCGTCAGGTCTAGCAACATCACACTCGGAGAAGTATGGGTTACCAAAGTTATTTAATGAGTTACTCAATGCTTGAATACCACCTGTCAACCAATTCCTAACACGCATGGTGCCACTGTAGGATCCCATTTTGAATACCTTATCACCTTGTGCATTGGTATACATTCTAGATGGGTCAATAGCAATAGATGCATCATTAACCTGCTCCAAACCAGCAGCAGGAGGTCCACCACCAGTGAAACCATAGTAACCATAACCAGATGTTGTGGACGGTGAGCAAGTTGAGCAGAATGGATTAAGTGGTCCTGTAGGACTGGTTTGTATAGTGCCGTTAGCGGGTCCTCTGATCTCCCAGAAACGCTCTCCAGCAAGAGGGTTACCTTGGTTATCATATCCACAGTAAACGTCTAGAGGGGCGTCTGAGGGCGCTCCTGTCTTCCTTACATAGGTATCCCAACACTCATGGTTAGGCACATTAGTGGAAGCAGGGTTAGGATTGCAGTCTACACTGAATTGAGTGTAGGTGCCGTTACCTGTATATGGTGTAGTTGTGCTAGTTGTTGTCTCTTCTCCAGTCTCAGGGTCTGTAGTGGTGGTAGATGTAGTCTCATCCCACCCCCAACCTACTGATGCACCACTTGTGAGTGCTCCACCAGTCAAATTATCACCTAACCAGAGCTTAAATTGCTCATATTCACTAAAACCTAGACGGTTATAGTCAAAAGTATTCTCATCTAGACCAACTGGGACGAAAATAATGTCATTTGGGTCGTTAGGATCGCGATAACAGCGCCCGTCAACGTCTCCGTTGTTGCAATTCCACGTTTTATAACCACCAGACACCTTTCTGCGCGGTGTTACCTTGGGTTTTTGGAAGTTTTCCATGAAATTCATGAAAGCTGCGCCCTGAGATCCAGTAACTTTACCCTCAATCATCATATTCACGTTAAATTCTGCCTCTTTAATCTTAGAAGCGCAGTATTTGTAAGGCAAATAACCAAAAGCACGCTCATCGGTGAGGTTTCTACCCTTCTCAATCATGTCAAGAGTGGCAGATCCCCTCTGAGTGTTGCTTACATACGCACATGGCATGTCAAACCAGCGTCTGATGTTGTAAATCTTGGGTTGCCCCATGCTTAAACAGCGGTTTTTCTGGAAAGGACCGTAAACATGAGACACTGAGTCCTGATATTCATCCAATTCCATCACAGTTTTGTATACATCAGGCATAACTTCCGACTCAAACTTGCGAATGCGGTCGTCAGCACCACTCATGATCGCCCAAAAGTCCTGTTTGGGGATAGCATCGATCACATTACCGCGACCATTAACCTCTAAACAGTTAGGTGGGAGGTCAAAACACAGTTTTGTTTCATTCTCTTCGTCAATTTCCGCTATTCTAATGTAAGAATCTGGTGCTGCAGAGGCAACAGGGGTATTCATAATAGTAAAACCCGTGTTTGCTACCTGATTAGGAGAGGTTGGAGACCCGATACCCGTAGTACCTAGACTCTTAAACTCCGTAGGTGCCCCTCTAAAGTCATTTCCAGTGTTAGTATTGATCCAATCTAGCGGATTTTGCTGCTCACCTGCAGGTATATTGTCATCAATGTTGTTAAACTGGTCAGAAATGCCCTGTCCTAGCGCAGCAATGTCTCCAATGTCGGGACTTTCATACTCAATAAACTCAGGATCGGTCACAAATACGTCGGGTGGCTCCTCAGGATCGTATCCTGAGCCAGGTTTGATCACTCTGATTGCCTTAATACCGCCAATTTCATCGAATGCTGCGATCTCTAACACCGCACTGGTGAGTTGTGATGCGATTCCATCGTGATCAGTAGGGAAATCAGTCGCTCCACTTGTCGCACCAAACGCAACTTGCACATCTTTGATGGGATCATCACCCGCAAACTCCGATTCTGTGAATCCGATTGCCGCATTATAGTCGCCATCCTTCTTAATTAGGTCATCTAAGTGCTCTGTAGTGTCCGTAGCAGAGAAATTCTTGAGGACTTTGGGTGTAATCGCTGTAATATTTGCGTTTTTAGAGTAACCACGACCGCTATTGATGATCTCAACCCGTGCAATACCACCTTTGTCGTTAATAATTGCCTCAAACTTTGCCTCATCCAGTGTGCGATTAGGCACAAGTGCCTTCGGAGAGAGCTCAACCATGTAGTATGACACCTTTTTAGGGAATTCATACACACCAGCAAACGCACATTTGTCTACAATAC